TCAGTCGGGCTCCCTTGCAAAGTACCGCGCGGCCTTTTTCAGGATATCCCGTTCTTCTTCGGTACGTTTTAGCTGCGCCCGTAGTTTCAGGATCTCGCTTTTGGCTTCCAGTAAATCCCGGGCATGCTGCTCGCTGTTATCCGGTTTGATAGCCCGTAGCCACTTGTAGAGGCTGTGGGCAGAAACGCCCAGACGGTCAGATACTTCGGCAACGGAATAACCGCGTTCCGTTATCTGTCGGACGGCTTCTTCCTTAAATTCAGGTGTAAATCGTGGTGTGCCCATATGCTCCCCCTATACTCAAACTATAGGGCAGGATCGTCTACCGGGGTGGGGTCAGTCCATTACTAACTGACAGTTGTACCGAATACTGGGGGCAGGTCAAGCGCTTTAGCTTGTGTGGCAACAACCTCCTTTACAGGACCAGGTAGACGATTACCCTGTGCTGTTTCTGTGCTCAACGCAATCTACGGCTATCCATTTTCTGCCAGTGGTTGCAAAGACGACCATTCAACGTCAGCAAAGTTTCGCAATGCACTGCTATGTAACTCATTGATCCTACGTAGAATTTAAAATCCCTCGGCGTTCGCGCTGTGTGGGTTCAAGTCCCACTCCGGCTACCATGGGAAAGCAAAGAATAATCAAAGCAATAAGCAGTGTCGTGAAACCACCGAAAGGTGGTTTTTTTATGCCCGAAATTTGCTTTTCCGAAGATGCGTCCGAAGATGATTTTTCCGCGAACGCATACCCAATCAGTTTTTCTGTCCGCCAACAACTGGTACCACTTTTACTTTCCTGTCATAAATTGCCGTCTGCCGGGAGTTCTTATGGCCGGAAATTGCCTGTTTCTCTTCAAGGCTGCCCTCCAGATCTGAAATGCCTTTTGCTTTCAGATCGTGGAAAGTGAAATCAATCGACAGGTGAGGGTACTTAGCCTGGGCTGCGAGTTTTGCCTCGCGCCAGCGCGAGTTAAAGCCATCACGGGTGTATTTGCTTCCACTGGGTTGATGGATAAGAAATATGCTCCTTATGCCAGGTTTTAGCGGTAGCGAGCGAGCCATCGAAACCGCTGCACGTAAACGAGGTGTCCATGCCTTGATCTGCTTTACGCCAGTTTTACCCTGGCGGATATATATCCCCATGTCGCTGATCTGCTCTTCACTTAAAGACAGGACATCGCTCTGCCTGGCAACGCATAAGTAAGCGATCTCCATTGCAGCACGAACCACATCAGCCCCAACCTCATACACAGCATTGTATTCTTCATCCGTCACATAGCGCTCGCGTGATACCTCCTTGAATTGCTTAACCCCCTGACATGGGTTTCTTTCTACATATCCACGTTCGTAGCCCCAACGAAATACCCGCGAAAGGAAACTCTTTTCCCTGTTCGCCTGCGTTCGGCTCGAGACGCCACGCTGATCCATATAACGCCGGATGTGCTCAGGTTTTATTTTGTTGGGGTCTGTTTTGCCAAAAACGGGTAATACCTTACCCGAATATTTTGTGTAATCCTTTCTGGTTTCCGGTGATAAATCCATAAAGTCGGGGGAGGTCATAAACATATCTGCGAGGGTCTGGAATGTATTTTTCCGGACTTCTTCGCCTACGGCTTTCTCATACGCCAGCCAGACCGATGCCTGTGTTTCGTTAAGGGAACACAGGCGAACGGCTTTGTTATCTTTAGTCCGAAACTCATAAGCTGCTTTGCCGCGATACACTCGCGGTGGCATCCAGCTGTCGGCGGGGTTTTTACGCTTTCCGGCCATTAAATACGGCTCCGAAATCAGGTTCTTTATCCTCGCGCACCGGGGAGTCTTCCTGGTTGCGGTATTTTATGGGGTTCATGAAATGCCCCCATGTTGTTTTAGGGTGGCCGTCCGCTCTTTCCATAAAGAATATCCCGGCTCGACGCAGAGCATCACACTGTTTTGATTTAAGTGGCGTCCCCGTCAGTTCTATCATCTCTTCTCTGGTGATGATGTCGTGATCGTGTCTCATGGTCTTTCCTCAGCATGCGGTATATCGCATCGTCAGCGTCTCTACAGGCGCGTTCTATGTCTGACCTGGTCAGGGTCTTCTTTCGTACACTCGCTGATAATTTTCCGATCTTGGTATCAAAGTCTGAGAGCAGGATTGCTCCGGGTTGCCAGTGCAGCATTGCGGCCTCCATTAAGTGTTTGAGGCCACAATGCTATCGGCTGAGAGGGATTAATTCTGATTACGCTTAATCAGGTTATCTTTCAGAAACGCGCCTTTCTCTCGTGTAACCTTGACGTTTTCCGGAAGATGCAACCCCAGCTCACTGCGGCTACGTGCTTCGATGATCCCGTTCGTTCCATCCGGAAACACCACGTGCACCGCATCACCTCTTTTTAGAGTCAGTTTCAGCATAATTAGCGCACCTGTAATGAACGTTCACCGACTTCAAGATGCGCGCCCGGTACCGGATTGAGCAATTCCTCTGGTACCTCGCCGCCATCAGCCTTGATTTGTGCAGCTGCAGCTGCAGCTTCCTCTATCCTTTCTTTGATAGCCTTTTTGTCCGGGGCGATTACCGTCTGGACTGTGACCACTTCATCAGGTAATGCATCGACATTATCAACCACCACGCTTACTGTACCCTGACGAGCAGTGAAGGTATTCCTGGGCGTTTTCAGCTTATCCAACCCAGCACCTAACAGGCATGACAGAATATATTTACGCAGGTGCTTGTCTTTATTTTCGAAAGATTTTTTGCGCTCAGCCAGACGCTTCATTTCTTCGTCGCAGGTTTTCGCGTTACCCAGGTTATTTCGTGCCACCACCATAACGGCATCGAGACGATCAGCCAGTTCACCTTCAATTCCTTCAAGGGTATCGGCGATCATTTCTGGCGTCAGTTCGTCGGATGTTTCCAAAAGGTTCAACAAGCTGGAGTAGTTGTTTGCTAATGAGATTGCGGTTACGTTGCTCATGCTGTTTTCTCCTGGGCTTTATTAAGTTCTTTCAGGCGTTCGTCTTTAATGGTTGTCATGCGACGCAGGCGCTTACTCAGATAGCTTGCATGCTGATTGTCGCCTTTGGATTCTGCATCTTTGCGATGCACTTCAACTTCACGGGCGATAGCCGCGAATACTTTCGTTACCTCGTTGGCAGATATGCCGGTTGCAAGGGTATTTGCTACACGCGTGAGTTTGTCATCCAGCTCCTGACGCAGAGAGCCATTCAGCCAGATGAAGAACATATTTACTGCGTAGGTATTGCTGGCGGCGGTGGATACTACTTCACTGTTGATATCAAAGAGATCAAAGGCGACGGATTTTATATTTCCCAATCAGACTGGCTGTCAAGCAGTACTGTTACCGATGGCCTTAGAATAAGCGGGGAGATTTTAAATACTGCGATTGATGGGCGAAATGCAATCTCGGTCATCAGTTGTAAAAACTTCAACATTGATGTGTCTATAAAGAATGTTGGTGGTGTAGTAGGCGGGGTTCAGCAGCCTGGCGGAATTGATTTGGAACCGAATTTCGACTATCAAATTGTTGAAAACGGTAATGTTGATATAGTAGCAGATAATAGTGCATTTGGAGTATGTATATTTGGCAAATCGTACAATGTCAGCAATGTAAATATTAAGGCAATTCTTAGCAATAACTGCAAGCCGTATCTTACCCGTTTTAGGAATTGCATTATTGATATCCTAAACAAAGATGGAGGAGTTGCTGCAGAAGTTGATACATGTATATACAGCAATATTAAAATTAGCCACCATAAATGCACCTCTGGTGCAATCTATGGTTTTAACGGTCTTGTGCTGGGCTGCGAGATTGAGACTCTCGGAACGCAGTGGAAGGATTCAGTGGCAGGGCATTACGATATTCAGTCATGTTCATTCAAAGTTTCTGCTTATGATTGTCTCGGTACAGGTACTGGTTTCGCATGGGTTATCGGCATCCCGAACGGGAAAACATCAGCGTATATACCTGCATTTAACCGATACAGCATCGACTGCCCAAGACAGACAAATGTAGTCTACGCGATTCGTAATGCAAGCAACCTTGTATTGAACCGGTGCATATTATGTAACAGTAATCTCGGTGGATGGAACAGTTGGGGCGAAGCGGTACTTGGCCAAGTGGCGAACGTTATAGAAAGCACGATATGCAACACACTCAGCAGTTCAAACGCCATGCCAGCCTCTGGTTATTATCCACAGGGAGTTATCGTTAAGGCTAACTCCAATACAGTCACTTCAGGTCAAGTGCTTTATGGATGGTTAAGGCTAACTACAGGAAATGGTAATACACTGGATACGGATTGGAAAGCCGTAAAGTTTTCGTGGTGAAGTTGGCCCCGCTAGGGGCCACCTTAATCATTTGCATTTCTTTTCGAAGTCAACAATTGCAATATCTTTAACGATATGCAAGTCATATAATCTTTCATTAATAGTTATTTTTGATGAGCACATATCTATTAATGCATTTTTGACTAAGTCCTTATCAGGAATTGTTGGTAGATATAATCCTTCAAAATTGAATCTTATGTAAGGCCAGGCCCAATTGTAAAAGTAATTTGGGATGTTAAATTTAAAAATTGGAAAGTTATTTTCTGAATTCATCAGGACAGGTGATTTGGCATAGGCACCATTAAATGCAATGTAATTGAAATTAATGTTCTTTAAGCTGTTCTTGATGTCATTCATTACTACGGAAGTATATTCCGATTGGGCTTTTGATGCTGCGCCAAATGCGTATAGATATACTGTGAAATAAGCGATGGGAATTAATAATAATGAGATTGATATTTTTGCAGTAGTGTTTTTTGTGACTGTGTAAACACAGTAAAACAAAAGAAGATTTAATCCACCAAATCCAACGTACAATCTTGAAAAATACGGTACGGCTCTTTCAAGAGGAAGCAGGGAAGCCATAATGGAAATCAAAGATATAAAAGGTAGTATGCAAAGTACCAGATATGTAATAATTAAAGTTGGTGTTTTTTGTGTGTTTTTTATTTCTAATGCAAGCTTTATGCAGCAAATCATGACCACAGAGGTAGTAAATAATAAATAAAACCCAGCGTAACCATGGAAGAAAAACTTATTTATGAAGTTATAATATGCGTTGATGTTATTTAGAGCGTTGTTAATTAAGCCGCCATCAACTAAACCTGGGTGACTTGTGTTGTGAGATCCTGAAAATGTGTTAGGCAAAATAACTTTCATATATAAGAGGGAGGATATAGCAAGAGCTAATAACCTGGAAATGACTAGCTTTAAGGCATCTTTATGGCTTTTGCCATGTTCAATTGTATGCAAAAACTGTATTATACTGCAAAAGATGTATAAGTTAATAGATGGCTGATATGTACAGAAAATAATAATAACGGTTGCTGCTGATAACAAAAAATCAAGCTTGCAATTTTTGTAGTAGCCAATCAATAACAACGGTGCGCATAGCGATACGCTCATTGTTAGCACGTCAAATCTATATGATAGAATCTCAGGGAGAGATGGAGATAGCAAGTATCCAAGGGGAACTATAAAGTAAATTCCGCCAGATATTATATATTTCTTGTGAAACATATATAGGGATGTTGCTATTAAACAGCATGATATGATTAATGGCAAAGGGAAGATGTCAATCAATCTATGATTGAAAGACAGTAACTGCATTAACCAATCTGAAACAGGCCTGCCATCAACCCCCCATTTGGTATACCCTTTTGTTGCTCTTCCCATGTCATCAATGTAATACTGTGACGCCAAAATTATCGGAAGAGAAAAAAACAATATTACGATTAGATAGTTTTTAAATTTTATGTTATTCATTTTCCATTCCCAATCTTGGATTTTAGTACGTAACGCGGTCTATTTTTAACTTCAATGTATATCCTTCCTATGTACTCTCCAAGAACACCTATCCCGATGAGCTGAATGCCGCCAAGAAAAAGTATCGACACCAGAAGGGATGGATAACCCCTCACAGCGTTACCGAACGCAATTGTGTCGACGATCATCCATGCGCCATACAGGAAAGCAATTCCCGCAACAAACAGGCCAATGTAAGTCCACATGCGTAGAGGGAAGGTAGAGAAGCTAGTGATCCCCTCTAGAGCAAGGTTCCACAGCTTCCATCCATTGAACTTAGTGCTTCCCGCAACGCGTTCTGCGCGGGCATATTCTACTACATCAGTACGGCCACCAACCCAGCTCAGAACGCCCTTCATGAAGAGGTTGCGCTCTGGCATGAGCTTAATGTTTTCCACAACATCACGCGACATCAGGCGGAAATCACCAACGTTCTCTTCGATCTGCGGGTTGCTGATTTTGTTGTGGAGTTTATAGAACCACTCAGCGGTCTTGCGTTTTAACCTGCCATCGGTAGAGCGGTCTGAGCGCTTGGCCAGCACCATATCTGCTCCGTCCTGACATTTCTCTATCAGGTGAGGAATAACCTCAATCGGATCCTGCAGGTCGACATCAATCGGGATAATGGCTTCTCCGGTTGCATGGTCAAGACCAGCAAACAGGGCTGGCTCTTTGCCGAAGTTGCGAGTGAATGACAGCGGAACTACAAGCGGATCAGCTATAGCCAGTGCGCTAATAATCGATTCTGTCGCATCTTTGCTGCCGTCGTTAATGAAGACTATTTCGACTTCATGCTGATGAAGCCCTTCAAACTCCCGCACAGTTTTATAGAAGATTGGAATTGCTTCCTCTTCATTAAATACCGGAACGACCAGAGAAATTTTCATTTCGCATCCCTAAAGACAATGAACTTTGAATAGATAAAACCGCACACCAGGCTGATGGCGGAGAAGAAAATTAGCGTGACAATAGGGGCCATGCCAGACTTATCAGCGCACCAACCAACAACCGCACTAAGCGATCCCATAAACCCAACGTAGAGCATGTAACGCATGGTTGTGGTGGAAGACTTGAACGTAAATATGGCGTTAGCAAAGAAGCTAAACGACACTGCCACAACGAAGCCGGCGAAGTTGCCAAGCGCCTGACCTGTATGGAATGCATAGATGCAGATAGCGAACACAACCCAATGAATTAGCGTGTTGATGACACCTATCGATGTATATCTGGCGAATAACTTTAACATGATAAAAATCAGTGAATTCTGAAAGGTCTGAAGTGTAGCACCTCAACAACTCCGGATCGACCTCCTGTATAAGGTCAGGATTCCGACCAGCCCACACGTTTACTCTCAGCTTACTACACGATTTTCCCCACAGGGGGTGAGGCATGAGGATGAACAACCTTTCAGACGTAGCGGCGGGACTATCCTACGGCACATCTATAGGCAGCTTCGGTTACTGGCTGCTGCAACTTCTAGATAAAGTGAGCCCCAGCCAGTGGGCCGCAATCGGCGTACTTGCCAGTATTCTCTTTGGTTTACTGACATATCTGACCAACCTGTATTTCAAAATCAAAGACGACCGCCGAAAAGAGGCCCGTGATAATGGCTACCAGCAAGACTAAGCTTAGCGCTGCAGTTTTGGGGCTGGTGCTTGCCGGAGCTCCTGCGTCCGTCATCCTCGATCAGTTCCTGAATGAGAAAGAGGGTAACAGCCTCACCGCCTACAAAGATGGCAGCGGTATCTGGACCATTTGCCGCGGCGCCACGATGGTTGATGGTAAAGCTGTGGTGCAGGGCATGAAGCTAACACAGTCGAAGTGCGACCGTGTAAACGCCATCGAACGCAATAAGGCTCTGGCGTGGGTTGACCGCAATATTACGGTACCGCTTACCGAACCTCAGAAGGCCGGGATCGCATCTTTCTGCCCGTATAACATCGGGCCGGGTAAGTGCTTCCCTTCCACGTTCTACAAGCGCATCAATGCCAGTGACCGCCACGGGGCATGCGAAGCGATCCGCTGGTGGATAAAAGATGGAGGCCGAGACTGCCGGCTGACAAAAGGCCAGAAGAACGGCTGCTATGGTCAGGTTGAGCGCCGGGATCAGGAAAGCGCGCTGACGTGCTGGGGGATAGACCAGTGACTATCAAATCGAAACTGTTAGCGCTGGCCGTTCTGCTGGGGCTGTTTGTCGGTGCGTATTATGCCGGTTATCTGAAAGGCTGGTATGCGCACAGCGACAAGGTAAACAGTGAGCATGCAGCGAAAAGCAAAAAGGCTGAGAAAGCCGTCGCCACTAGTGAGCAGAAAGCGGCAGCGGCCAGCGCAGAAGGGAAGGTGATTTACCGGACCATTTATCGAGACGTGGTGAAATATGTTAACGACCCGAATCATACTAAGTGCGATTTTGACGATCACGCTGTGCAGCTGCGGCAGCGAGCAATCGATGCGGCCAACAATATCCCCGGATTTGATGAGCCCGCCGTGCAAGGCAAGTAATGCCGGACGGGATAGCGACGAAGACCTGATGGCGGATACCCAGACAACGGGGTGCGTGCGGGAGCTGCGGACAAACATCTATCGCTGGCAGGCGTGGTACAGGGCCACGGAATAAAGCATTTTTATTCACTAATCATTCCGAAGATTGGTGCCAAAGAGGTTGTAAGTGCATGTATTTAAGCGGTTGATATTTTGGTCTATGTTCGGAAAGTTTTTATAACATATTGATTATATTTATTTTCACAACCAATTTAAAATCCCTCGGCGTTCGCGCTGTGTGGGTTCAAGTCCCACTCCGGCTACCATGGGAAACAAAGAATAATCAAAGCAATAAGCAGTGTCGTATAAACCACCGAAAGGTGGTTTTTTTATTTTCTAATTTCACTCTCCCATTATTCCCACTTTTCGCAAGTACAGCTTACCGATTACATCATTGCGTCTACATATTGTTATGTTGCCCCGATACTGCAACGGAGTTGGTGTGTGGAATAAGGGGGATTATATAAACATGTCAGGTATTGGTGAATGGCATGATGTGGGCGACAGCAGGCGTTCGGAAGAATGGAATGGGAGGGTAACCCTCCCGATTCGTTATTTTGCGAATATACAATCTCGCCCAGAAGGTGCACCCATTACTCGGATCATTTTTTTACAAATCACAGTGACCTGCTGTCCTTTTTTCAATGCTACGGCAGTAGCCTTTTCTGAGTTTTCCATCTCCATTCGTGCAGGCATGAACTGATTGTCTGTTTGTAAGCCGATGATAATTGAGTCTGTAAAATCTTTATCAATGGACTGAACAACCCCGTTGACTGAGATGAGCTTACCTTTCATGTTTTCATCGGTTGCGACTTCATTCTCTTCATAAGCTTTAAAAAGCTGTTTTGCGGAGGTCGTAAACACTTCTTTTTGCGGTACTGACTTCTGCGTATCCGCAACTGGTGCAGAAGACGAAGTCGCGCCTGCTTCCGATTTGTCGTTTTTACCGACGATATATCCCAGAATCATCAAAGCAATAAAGATATAAAAAATCCATTTAATAAATTTCTTCAT